CTGGAGTTTTGGCATAAGCAACCCTTGTGTAGAGTTGCTTGCGTCCGAAGCTAATGGAACTGTGATTTTTGATAATGATGAAATAGCCATTTACTTTGCTCCTATGTTAATTATATTTATCATCTTACAAGCCTGCTATCTCACCAGTATTTTTAAGTCTTAGCGGAATGTAAATAAATTCAACTGCTTTAACTGGTTCAATCGCAATATCCAAATATAGCTCGTTTCTGTCAATACGTGCTGGAGTGTTGTTGCTTTCGTCACATACAACTAAGAAGTCATATAGTGCTCTTGCACCAACTAGCTCTAGCATTAAACTCTCTGCTGCCTGTTTGATTTGATCACGTGTGATCTTGTCGTTTGGCTCAAAGATATATGGTTTCGCTAGTTTGTTCAACTGTCCACGTAAGTAAATTACTAGACGTGCTACGTTGATTCTATCTAGTGAACTTGCTGCTCTTGCACGAGTCTTTTGACCATATGCAACTAAGCCTGCGCCGTTGATAAATGTAATTGGGTTTACGCTGATACTGTATAGTGTATCACGCTGTCCTTCGTTAAGTGCAACACTTACAAATTCGCCCTCAGCATCTACATAACCTGTTGCTGTTGCGTTTGTAATCCCACCTCTTCTTGTACCTGCTGGTGCAAACCAAGGATAGCTAACCTGATCGCTAAGTGCGATTGTACGTAGCATCATATGGCTTGGTGGAACAACTACATTGTTACCTGCGTTATCACTTGTAAAGCCCCAAGGATAAAACACACCTAAGTATTCGTCTCTGCTTACTAAGCCATCGTCGTTGTCTTCAACTGCTAAGTTAACATTCTGACCCCATTCATTTAATGCTGTTGCATTTGACTCTAATCTAGCTGGAACATCGCCAACGATAAATGCACTTAAACCTCTATCAGCATTAAGTGTAATCATCTCTCCAATTAGCTCTGGATAGCCAGGTGTTGCTAGTAGGTTAAAGATTCTTGATTCATCATCTCTGATTTCATCGTTGCTATTCATTTCAGCTTGTAACTGTTGTACAACAACTTTACGCTGTGCGTGACGTCCAAAAGAGCCGCTTCCGTCTTCTTGGTTGCCAGATTCTGTAACCCAACGATGTGGATGATAACCGCTCATTGCTTCGTCGTTATAACGACCATTATCGGCTGTTGTGTCAATGTAGTTACGTACAAACTTCTTAACGTTAAATCCTGAACGTCTTAAGTTCCAAAGCAACATACCTTGTGGGTATAATGCCGGATCTGGACAATCTGGATCTACATAATCACTAGTTGATAATGCTGCAATAGTTGCTTCATCGCTTGCTGCGCCTGAAGCTGCCCAACGTGCATCTGCAAATAGTATACCGTCTTCAGTTGTTTGGTCTGACTTATCAATTAGCACCCATCTTTCGCCTGCTGCTAAAGCTGCATTGTACTTGTATATTGTAGGATAGTTTTCTAAGTCTGCTGTACTTACCCAAATATCTCCGTCCACAAGTGAATTACCACTTGAGTCTTCTGTTGGTTCTGTTGCAGCAACTAGAACTTCTGCACCTGCAAATACATTTGCAAGTCCGTCCCACTTAGTACCGTCGTGTACCATAATGTCAACTTCGTCAACAACTGAACTGTACCATAATGTACCGTCTGCTGTAGTTGATGTTGGAGCATCTGCTGATGCAGTAAATGTTGAAAGTACTGCCCAGTTAGATGCTAAGAAATCATAAGTTGTACCTGGTGATGCAACTAGGTTATCTGTGCTTGCACTAAATCCAATTAGTCCAAGTAAACCGTCTGTATCTGTAATACGGAAGTCGCCGCCTTTGGTGTGACTTATAACAACTCTGTTAGTTGAATCTACAGAAGCAACAATGTTTGTAAATGCTGCTGAGTTAATTCCGTCTGCAATCAATTCTGCATCTGTTGTTGCACCAGTAGTATTTACACTAATTGTTTTAGCTGTAAGTGTATTTGTACCAACTGTTGTTTCTGCAATATCAAAGGAATGTGATTGTGCTGGCGCCTGTGCTGCTACTGCACTTGATACAATAGTAGTTGCACCTGAATTTGCTCTACGATATACTTTGAATTCACCTAACTCGTCTGCTGCTTCTGTCCAAT